AGGAACTAGACGTGGTATCATCGACAATGCTTCAAGCATTGGTTACTTAGATGCCCAGACTGGTGAGTTTGAGTCTATCAGAACTCGTATTGGTATTAGAGATGTTTTATATAGCAACTTTATTAACCCAATGGTATTCTTCACAGGTCAAGGCTTACTGAACTATGGTAATAAAACATCATTTGATTCAGCATCTGCTTTAGACAGAGTTAACGTAGCACGATTAATTGCTTACATACGTAGACAATTAGTTATTGGTACTAGACCGTTTGTCTTTGAACCAAATGATCCACAAACAAGAAAATCAATTGCGGCAGTAGTAGAAACACTATTCCAAGACTTGATTTCAAAACGTGGACTATATGACTACTCAGTAGTTTGTGATTCATCTAACAATACTCCAGCGAGAATTGATAGAAACGAACTTTGGATTGATATAGCAGTTGAGCCAGTGAAAGCGGCTGAATTCATATACATTCCAGTTAGAATATTTAACACTGGTGAGTTATCAGGAACATAAGAAATAAAAAATATTGGGCGGCGAAAGTCGCTCAATTATTGATAAATAAAAGTAGACTATAAAATATAGTCAAATTTAATAGGAGATTAACATGGCAACAGCCTCAGATACATTAAGAAATCTTTCGGTACAGCCTGAAGATGGGAGCAATCAAGGCTTATTGATGCCTAAACTTCAATATAGGTTCCGTGTGAACTTTATTGATTTCGGAGCAGTAGGTGATGATCAAGGAGCATTAACTTTAACTAGACAAGTTATCGATGCCGCTCGTCCACAAGTACAGTTCGATGAGATTACACTGAATGCATATAATTCACGTGTCTACCTTGCTGGTAAACATACATGGCAGCCACTTTCAATAAACGTCAGAGATGATGCTTCTGGTTTAATATCAAAAGCAGTCGGCGCTCAGTTACAGAAGCAATTAGATTTCTTCGAACAACAATCAGCGGCTTCCGGACAAGATTACAAGTTCCAAACTGAGATTCAAATCTTAGATGGTGGAAACGGAATCAATGCTCCACAAGTATTAGAAAACTGGTCATTAGCAGGATGTTTCTTACAACAAGCAAACTATCAGACTCTAAACTATGGTACTTCAGAAGCAGTTACTATTGCATTGACGATTCGTTATGACAACGCAATCCAAACAAATGGCAGTGGCGAATTAGCATCACTACCAGGCGCAGGCGTAGGACAAGGCGGATTACAAACTCAACGTAACCCAAGCGGAACTGTTTAATAGCGTTATTTTTGCTTAGGCAACACAAATTGAAGCCGAACTTAATTAATTTTAAGTTCGGTTTTTTGTTTCTGATAAATAATAAGATAGAGGAACAATAATGACTACATATCTTAGAGATTTCAGACATGCCGCGAGAATATTCTTACCGAATACTCAGTCCAATGCACCTAAGGTTAAATTTCTATTTCATGTATATTTTGAAATTAATGAATTAGCATATAAACCCCCAACCGGAGACAACTTCGGTATTCTTGTAAAATCAGTTAAACTACCTAGTTATAAGTTTGATACTGAAATAATGAATCAGTACAATAGAAAAAGAATAGTTCAAACTAAAATTAAATACGATCCAATCGAAGTTACATTCCATGATGATAATCAAAGTCAAGTAGCGGCAATGTGGAACGCATACTATCAATATAACTATGCTGATTCTATCAATGCAACTGACGTTCTTGGTGTAGAGGAATATGGCACTGGAGCAAAGTATCAGGCTAGAAACATTTATAATAATACAATTGCTGGAGATGATAACTACGGTTATAGAGGTGGCTACACAAACGATGACGGAACAAAAGTTCCTTTCTTTAAAGACATCACAGTATTTGGTTTTTGGCAACAGAATTTTATCGCATATACATTAATCAATCCTATCATAACTTCTTTTGCACATGATACATATGACTATGCTGAAGGTGGTGGTACGATGGCTAACACAATGTCACTTGATTATGAAACTGTAACTTACAATACAGGCAAGATGGATGCGGCATCACCTGAACTTTTTGTTACTGGCTTTGGTAGTGCAAATTATGATCGAACACCAAGTCCATTAGATGATTATTCTGCTGAAAGTGATAGCATGAATAATTTTGATGATGAAGGTAATCCAACTGGTGGTCAAGGCCCTAACCCTCAACCTAGACCAGATTCAGTATCTATCATTAATCAAGGTATGGCCGCGGCGATTGCCGCTAACCAAGCATCCAGCCCGAATAAACGTACACCTTCTGCTGAGGCTTTCTTTCCTACTAATGCATCTAGTCCAACAGACATTAACCAAGGAAACCAAGGCATACCAACAGTGGCGAATAATAACACAACACCAGACGCACCTACCCCAGCAGGTAGACAAGTCAAATCACTCACGGATTCAAAATAATGCCAGTATCATTTGAAGTTAACGATTACGATCAAACAGTTAAAATCTTTAATAACTTTTATACAGCAGACTTAGTAGTACCTGCTAATGAATGGGACGTAGTGTATTCATATTTTGTTGGAACCTCAAACCCAACCTCTGCATCTGCATTTGCATCAGTGCTATTCAGAATTGCACAAGAATCAGGTGTAGAAGTAATGACTTTATTAGAAGATATTCAAGGTAAGTCACAAAATAACAAATTAGAACTGTCACAAACAATGGCTTTCTATTTAAATTTGATACGATCAAAAACTGCTCTGTATGGAGTAAGTACTGTACCTAGTCCCAATCAGGCAGTACAACGGAATGTACTACAATAAGGCGTTGCAATGGCACGAAGACAAAAGTATGCTCAAGGGTTATACGAAGTAAAAAACATAAACAAGTATGTAGGGAAAGGTAAGCCTAAATATCGATCTGGCTGGGAACTTACATTTATGATTTTTTGTGACACCAATGACAAAATTATTAGTTGGGCATCTGAGTCGATGGCTATCCCATATCGTCACCCAGTTACTGGTAAGCAACATAAGTATATACCAGACTTCTTTATCGTTTACCAAGACAAACTAGGCAAAGTTAAAGCAGAGATTATTGAAATTAAACCAAAGAAACAAAGTATTATTGAAAGCAAAGTTGCTAGTGCAAAAGATAGAATGACAGTAGCAATCAATCATGCTAAGTGGCAATCTGCTAATGCATATGCTAAATCACAAGGAGTATTGTTCAGAGTGATTACCGAAGATGATCTTTTCTATAACGGTAGGGCAAAGTAACTAAATAGATATATGACAAAGAAACTTGAAGAATTGTTTGACATTGCGTCTCAGGAAGAAAACGAATTAAACGAACCTATTCCGGGTGTCGCTAAGGAAGTTACCCAAGAAGCACTTAGTAACCTCGAGAAAATCGAAACAGCATTGCCTACTGTACGAGGTTTAGAAGCATCTGACCATGAGTTAGATGATTTAGCTACCAAGGCATCAACAAGTTTTCAGGACCTTATGGACTTAGGTATGCAAGTTGATTCACGTTTCAGTGGAGATATTTTTAGTGTTGCTAGTAACATGTTAAACCATGCTATTACTGCAAAGACAGCAAAGTTAAACAAGAAATTAAAGATGATTGATCTTCAATTAAAGAAAGCAACACTAGATCAACGTCAAGCAAAACAAGATGAAAAAATAGATAATATTCCGCTAGGTGAGGTTGGACAATCACTTGATCGCAACGAATTACTGCGAGTATTATCTGGGAAAAACACGGAAGAATGATAAATATATTACACGGGAACAAAACATTATGAGAAGTCTTAAAAAATTTATCGCAGAAAGCGTTCATACTTATGATTACACAATCAAAGTAGCAGGAGACGTTGACAAGAACTTCCTAGAGTTGTTTAAATTCAACCTAGATAAGTTCTCACCTATTAAGATAGAAGGTCCAAAGTCAACTCCAATTCAAGCAGATCCATATGGATTTCCAAATTTAAGCAACGAACCCGTTCACATATTTAAATGTAAATTTGCTTATCCTTGTACTGAACCAATGGTACAACAGATGGGTCAACTACTCGGACACAATATCAATTACATCAGAATGGTTAATACTTCTTATGATGATAGTATTACTAGAGAATTAGAGCAATATGAAAATCAAGCAGATCCAGCATTAGGGCAACCTGAGTTAGAAGATAATGGAAAAGAAGCAAGTGAAGCATATGGTGATAAGTATTTAGATAGTATACACAAACATGCAGAAGAAAAGAACGTAGGTAAAGTAGGTTTACCTGATGATCAAAAGAACACAAAAGATTCATTTGATCCTTGGAAACCATGGACTGATGATAAAGTAAAAGGCGATAAGAGTCCAATGACTGATATCAAACGCGGTCCTAAACCAGCAACATCTGCGGGATTATAAAGGAAAATACAATGGATTTCAAAAACATATTAAATCAACTAGACGGCATCAACAAAGTAGATGTTAAGTCACCTAAAAGTAGACCTGTAAGCACCTCTAACGCTACTACACAGACATTAAATGAATCTGTTACTACAGAAGTCTCTACTGAATCAACTAAACCTTCACTAAAAGACGTATTTAATAGTCTTATGGAAGGCGATGTGACTATGGAGCCTGTCAAAGCAGGTGCAATGTCAATTAAATCAGGTGACAATGTAGTTGGTACAGCACATACTCCGGCAGCCGCCAACTCATTGAAACAATCGATTGATAAAGGTGAAATATCAATTGGCGATGATGAAATGAATGAAAGTGATGAAGATGAAAAGAAATCAGGCAAAAAAGGAATGTCAGCCAAGCAAAAGAAATTCTTTGGTAAAAAGAAAGAAGCAGTTGACGAAGCCAGATCACCAACTCAGATAATGAAAGACAAAGCAAAAGATGACAAAGACGCAAAACGTGATGACAAAGCAGAAAAAGCAGGCAAAGAAGTAGCCAAAGACGTTAAGTATGACAAGCGTAAGCATCCAAAGAAAGACGGTAAGGAAGTTACTAAAGACATAGAATATGATGAGTGGAAAGAAAAGAAAATGCCAAGCATTTCACGCATCAAAAAAATGTGTAAAGACGGATGTACTCAAGCAAAGATTTTAAAACTGCACCCTAAGTGCGATAAACAAAAGTTGAAAGATATGATTAAAAAATGTAAAACAAATTTAAAAGAAGGTGCAGACCACATTCTTAAAGCGGCTAAGCACATGGGTAAATCTCATGGCCTATGTAAAGGCGGATATGCATGTCCACATGATGCAGGTTCTGAAGGCGCAAGAGCATACCACGAAGGTTATAAAGAAGGTTTAGATGAATGCATGGGCATTCGCCAAGAGCCTGTCGTAGGTATGGTAGACGAAGCACCAGGCACAGTAGCAACTATGGCATCATATGGTGCAGATGACCTTGAAGAAGCAGAAGTTGAAGAAGGTAATGCATTTTCAGGCGCACTTGCTAACACAGCAAAAGGCGAGAAGTTTGAAGTAGGTGGAAACACTTATACAAAGACTACTGAAGCAGACAAAAACATTGGTACTGATGACAAGTATGATTGGAACGCATCTACTGAAGGTGACAAAAAAGCAACATACGAAGATGCATGGGCATTTGAATCATTAGAAAAAGAATTAGAATCTCTTTTAAACGAAGGGGAAGCAAAAGTCGAAGAAGGTGTTAACATTTCAGTTCAGTCTGGAATGGAAGGACAAGAAGACAGAGTTAGTGTTAATGCTACAGATGCAGAAGCAGACAAATTAATCAAGTTCGTTAAAGACGTTGGCATGGGAAACTATGGCGACCCTGAAATGGAAGTTGTAACACCAGATGTTGCAGACGTATCATTCTATGGTTCAGAATCACCATCAGAAGAGCCTTCAGGTTCACATGATGACATGCTCAAGTTAATGGGTATCGTTGATATGGAAGATGATGCAGAAGCACCAGGAACTGTTGACATTGACATTGATGGCGATGACTATAAAGAAGAAAAAGAAGCATGTGAATCATGTGGCGACCAACACAACATGGAAGAAGGTTGTGGCGATATGGAAGAAGGCGCAAATATGGCCGCTCAGTACGGACCAGATGACGGATCACACAATTCATCTAACGATGAAAAAGGTAATGCGGCAGCCAATGCGGCACTAGCATCAAACGATGCTGACACTCCTCAACTTGTAAAAGAAAAAGAATCAGATGCAGAAGAAGACGACCATGCTGAAAGAGCAGGTAAAGAAGTTGCACATGATGCACATTATGACGGTCGTAGACATTCAGGCAGAGATGGAGAAGATGTCACTAAAGATTTAGAATATGATGACTACAAAGATAAGCATCACATGGAAGAAGATCAAGGCTATGATGACAAAGAAGATGAGTCATTAGGCATGAGAACTGGTAAAGAGTCAGGTAAGCATCAATCTATGAAAGACCGTAGAGATGATTCATATGGCAAGTTCGGCAAACGTGACGAAGAACACAGAGAAATCTCTAAAGAAGGACAAGGCTATGATGACAAAGAAGATGAGTCATTAGGCATGAAAGACGGCAAAGAATCTGATCACAAACAATCAGACAAAGACCGTAGAGATGATAGATATGGTAAGTTTGGTAAGAGAGATTCAGAACATAGAGAGAAATCTTTAGAAGAAACTCTTGCTCAGTTAGATGAAATTGCATTAGACGAAGGATCAGAAGCATCAGAAGAGCCTACAAAGCCTTTATCACAGCATGACGATGACAACATGACAACTGAAGGCGCAGAAGACGCTCCAGCAGATAGCAATGATGGATCAATCGAACCTGTAACTGAAACTCAAACTGATGATCAAAGAGAGTTTGCAGTAGCAGAATCTGAAGAAGACGATTTAGAAGAAGGTAAAATACCAGCAGGTCTTAAAGCATACCAAGATAAAAAGAAAGGTAAGAAAGACGATTCTGATAAAGAAGTTGATGAAGCATGTGGAGACATGAAAGAAGAGAAGAAAGAAGAAAAACTTGACGAATGGGCAAATGATGCTGGTAAAGACGGCACTGAAACTTCATTCGAACAAGACATCGACTTTATGACTAAAGTAATCTCAGGTGGACTTAACAAGCAAAAATCAACAGGTCAAACAACTATTCCAGTTATTGCAGGTCAAAATGATCGCACTGGCTACAATGGTGCTGACTTAGTTAAAGAAGGCTCTGTAATGTCACATGATGGTCTAGCAGGTTTAATGAACAGAATAGACGAGTTAAGTAAATAACTAGCATCAATAATAACAATAAATACCCGGCTTA